TGCTTCGACTTCCGATCCCTGCGCCGTGGAGCCGGGCAGGATGCCGAAGGCGCCGAGTCCCTCATCTCCGACATCGAGGCCGGTGAAGCCTTCCTTGAGCGCACCAAGCCAACCGTCTACCTGATGGGCAATCACGAGCACCGCGCCCAAGCCCTCCAGAACACCTCCGGCTCCGCCCTGGTGCGTGACTACTGCGCCGACCTCGAGGCCCGCATCAAGACAGCCGCGAAGAGCTGCGGAGCCAAGACCATCCTGCCTTACCACGCCGAGAAGGGCGTCTATCGACTAGGTCAGGTCGCCTTCATCCATGGCTACGCCCACGGCTTGAACGCCACCGCCGAGCAGGGCAAGCACTACGCCGACCGCGGAGGCGCTCTGATCCACGGCCACACGCACACGCTCGCCCAGGTCAACTTGACCAAAGCCGAAGGCGGCGCCGCGTTCTCTGCTGGCTGTCTCTGTCAGAAGGACGCCATGGCTTACGCGTCGCATCGCCTAGCCACTTCCCGCTGGGGCTCAGGCTTCGCCGCCGGATGGGTCGATGGCAAGGACTGGAAGGTCTGGCTCGTCCACCGCGTCGGCTCCCGCTGGGTCTGGACAACCGACCTTAAGGTCTTCACCCCGAAGGCCCGATGAAGCGCTTCGACGCCCACGCCCTCGTCGCCGCGATCAACGCCGACGACACACCCGAAGGCTGGCACAAGACCATCGAGGTCGTCCGCCTCCTAGGCTATAACACCCGAGCCGGTGTCGCCCTGCCTCTCGCCCGCATCGTCAAGGCAGGCTTCGCCGAACAGAAGACCGTCCGCCGAGGCCGCTTCATCTATCGCCTGTCGCCCAGGTTCAAGTCTTGGTCCGACGCCAAGGCCGCAGCTGAAGCCCTCGAGAAGTTCAAGGCCCCCAAGGGGTGGGTCACCCTCTCCGAGTACGCGCACAAGCACCGGCGCACCGTCCGCGGCGTGCAATACCGCATCGACGGCATGGCCCTCCCTGTCCGCATCCTCCGCAACCCGCGCTCAGTCCCTTACTACCGCAAGGCCGACCTCGACCGGGTCTGTCGTTAAAACATTTGACGCAGGGCCTCCACGCCCCCATCCCTCCCCTCCTCTCTTCTCATGATCCCGCCGAACAACGTCGCCGCGGAACGCCATCTCATCGGCGTCCTCCTCCGCGATGCTCTCCCCTTCCCGCCCGACCTCAAGGCCTCCGACTTCTTCGACCCTACGCATCAGGACATCGTGGGGGCCGTGCTGTCCCTGGGCGTTGACGGCATCCCTGCCGACGAGCTGACCGTCACCCAGAAGCTGCGCGAGATGAAGTCGCCGGTCGAGGCCGGCACGGTCTCGCTGATTGTCACCGACGCGGGGACGAACGCTTACCGCCCCGAGCACGTCGACCTGATCACAAGCGCTGCCCTGCTCCGTCAGGCCGCAGACGCCGCGGCGAACGCAACCGACCCGGATACCCTCCTCGAGCATTATGCCCGCCTGTCCGAGCAGCGCAAGGCCTCCAAGCGCGAGAAGGACACCGGCGAATGGTTCGACCTCGACGCCCTCGACGCCTTCAACCCGCTCGACGACCCCACCGTGCTCGTCGGCAAGGCCCGCCGCTGGCTCTGCCAAGGCTACGCCGTATCAATCGTCGGCTTCTCCGGCACCGGCAAGTCCTCCCTGATGATGCAGATCGCGACCTCGTGGGCCCTGGGGCAATCGACCTTCGGCCTGACTCCCGTCCGCCCGCTTAGGACGCTCATCCTTCAGGCCGAGAATGACGGGGGCGACATCGCCGAGGCATGGCAGGGCTCGACGTGCAAGATGACCGAGAGCGAGAAGACCAGGCTAAAGCAGAACATCGCCATCGTCCGCGACACAAAGCACATCGGCACGGCCTTCCCGGCCTTCCTCGAGAACCTCATCGTCAAGCACGGCGCCGAGGTCGTCTGGATTGACCCACTGCTCGCCTACGCCGGCTTCGACATCGCCGACCAGTCCCTGACGACCGACTGGCTACGCACGCAAGTCGACCCAGTCCTCAAGCGCACCAAGGCCGCCATGATCTACATGCACCACACGACCAAGCCGAAGTCCGCCGACGACCTGGACAGCATGACCCCCTCTCAGCTCGCCTATCTCGGCGCCGGATCCGCGGAGTGGGTGAACTACAGCCGCGACGCCGGCTTCCTCTACCGCACGAAGGGCGAGCCCGCCCGGTACAAGTTCGGCTTCTCGAAGCGCGCCTCCCGTTGCGGCCTTCAGGACATGGACGGCAACTGGGCCAAGTCCGGCTTCGTCTACCTTCAACACTCCCCGGAGGCCAAGGTGCTCCGCTGGGAATACGCCCCGACCGCTGGCTCCGACCCCGCTCCCCAGCGTACCGATTCCAGCCCCGCCAAGGGCCCTAGGAGCCGTCCTGACTACGTCTGAGGGGTCTCCTACCCTTCACCCCCTTAAGCCCCCCTCTTCCCGCCTAATCATGACCTCGTCGCTAGGGTATGCAAGTCCGTCTACCGCAGGGGTAGTTATTTATACTTCTACCCCCTCTGCTGGCGCGACGGGGGAAGATAAATAATATTCAGGCCGCAAGCCTCCCGAGTCTACGCACATGCCTAGGAAACTCTCCGCCAAGCAACTGGCCTACCTCTCAGTCCGCCGCGAGATCTCTAAGCGCCGACGCTGGCTCTGGAAAAACAAAAGACAGGTCATGGAGAAGGGTCGGGTCAAGGCCACCGCCAGGGCCACCGAGATCAGAGACGGGGCGAAGACCTACCTCCTCGAGACCGTCAGAGATTGGCCGGCAACCCTGACCCCCGCGCAGCTCGACGCCCTGCTCCTGGACATCCCCTATACCCGCAAGGGCAAGAAGCGACGCAAGCGCCGTGACTCCCTGATCCGCCGGCTCCGCCTCCTCGGCCTCATCGACTACGTCCCGAGGACTAACACCTGGCACAACCTTTGCACATTGCCCCCGTCAAAACCTTCAGCACCGTCCGAGATGAATGACCAAGGCCCGACTGAATGACCTGACCGCTCCGGCGGAAGAGGCACGGTCGTTTGACGCATGGTTCTTCTCTCAGCCCAAGAAGGTGCAGGAGAAGATGCGCAACTCCGGCGTCCTGCCTTACCGCGAGATGGTGCAGTCTCGGCACGTCTTCAAGGTGAAGGACGAACACACCGCCTGGATGAACACCGGCACGGATGAGCACGTCGAGGTCGACGCTTTCATCTCCCGCGATCTCGTGGCCGTCATGCTCAAGGCCTTCATCGACGCCCTGGCTATGTCGGATAATTTTTATTTCCGCCGGCATACGGAACTCATCAGATGGGCGCTCAGTCTTCCCGGCTGCCTGTCCTCGCGTATGATCGCACGGATGTATGGCAAGTCGCATGAGGCCATGCGCAAGCGAGCCCGGGCCATCCAGTTGTCCGTCAACTCCGACGCCCACGGCCTGTTCCCTCATTGCAACTCCAAGCGGGACAAGATGCGCGTGACGTTTACCTCCCCTCATATACGCTCATAACATATGATTGACCCTCGTTTACATATGAAAGCGTTCAATCGTATCAGCGTCGGCACGTCCGACAACCCCCCTAAGGAATCTCTTTTGGGCCTTATTCCGCCGCGTTGGACGACACCTGCCCCTCTTTTTTACGAGGGGAAAAGAAGGTTTTGACCAAAACAGCAAACGGGGGAACTCCAGCACTCGGCCATGACGCGTAAACTCAGCAACCTCGAGATCGGCACGGCCTTGAACATCACGCCGCAGCGCGTGAGCGTGCTCAAACGCGAAGGGCTTCCCACTGACAGCATCGAAGCCGCCCTGGCATGGCGGGCTCAACGCGAGGAGCAGCGCAAGGCGAAGGCGCCGAAGGCCGCGCCGGCGCAGCTCGACGACGGAACGCTCTCCGACACGATCGCGGAACACCGGGCGCTCGTCGGTCGGGCCCGCGGCGTCTGGCTTGCGTCGATGGAGGGCGGAGATCCTAACCAAGGCAAGTACCAGACCGCATACAACCAGAGCCTCAAGACCCTCGTCGCCCTTGAGGAAGAGCAGGAGCGTCGGCTCATCCTGGCTAAGGACTACATCGCCGCGAAGGAAGCGACGGAGGCCATGCGTCAACTGATGGGCGAGGTCGTCAACCGCCTCGACAAGCTGGCCCTCGACGTGGCCGAAGGGTGCAACCCCGAGAACCCGGCGAAGGCCGTGAAGGCGCTCGAGACTTGGGTACGCAAGACGAAGGCCGACCTCTCCGCGAACGATGAACAAGACTGACCTCCTCCGCGTAGGCCGTGACGTGCTCAAGCCGTCCGACTCCGGCGACGTCGTCGAGTGGCTCGAGGAGAACGTGCTCGCCATTCCCGACTCGCCGATGCCCGGGCCGTTCCGCTCGGAGCGGACGCCGTGGATCGCCGAGGCCTTGCGCATCGCCGCCGACCCCGAGACGCGGATGCTCACCGTGCTCGCGAGCATCCAGTCCGGCAAGTCCCTCTTCGCCCGCCTATTCACCTGTCACATCATCGCGAACGCCCCAGGCCCGACCGCGGTATTCCAAAGCACGGATGCGGAATCTAAGGACTTCGCCCTTCGCTACATGCGGCCAGTCTGGAACAACTGCCCGCCGGTGAAGGCCCGCATCTCGGTCGACGACATGGATCGCTCGACGACGACGGACTTCGACCGCATGACGCTTTACTGTCGCGGCCTGTGGAACGAGTCCAACCTTCA